CGACTTCACGTTTCACGCCGACATGCTTGAGGCTCTCAACAAGTACGGCCACCTGACAGAACGTCAAGAAGCGGCTGTGCGTAACGCTGCGGCTAAGTCTGCTGCGCGCAAAGCCCAGTGGGCTGCGGAGAAAGCTGCCCGCGACGCTGCCGCCCCCGTATTGACTATGGGCAAGATCCGCGCTGGGTTTGATAACGCTACCCAGTACCTGAAGCGCCCTAAGCTGCGTATCGCCGACATTCAGTTCTCGTTGGCTCCGGCTACGGGTGTTAACGCAGGTTGCATCTACGCTGTACGCGTTAGCGACGACACGTACCTTGGCAAGATAACGCCTGACGACCGTTTCATCCGCTCACGTGATTGCACCACCGCCGACAGCGACGTAGTAGCCCGCGTAGCGGCTGACCCGGCGGCTGCGGCTAGCGCCCATGGCCACGAGTATGGTTACTGCTCGTGCTGCGGTCGTGAGCTGACCAACCCAGAGAGCGTTGCCCGTGGCATCGGCCCCATCTGCGCAGAGCGGTGGGGCTGGTAACAAACCTAAAGATGAAGTGGATATCAATTATGAACCGCATCATGTTAGAAATGCTATCGGCTCTTGACGAGTGCGCTGAGTATCTTGACCGATACGCTGACGTAATCGACGGCGACGACGGCCAGCCCGAGGCGAACGATGCCATGCGGCTGCTCACCCACGTGAACGACACCATAACCAAAGTATTGAGAGAGTACGCATGTTAAACAGAATATCAGACAACTGGTGGATGCTCAGTTACGACGGCGACGAGGGTCGCTTTGTGTGGTTTGGCTTTACGGAGGATCAAGTCAAGCAGAAGTTCGCTGCGTGGATGCGCCGTATGAGCATGGGGCGCAACCTGAGGCAATCGGTTATTCAACACAACATGCATTTTGATAACGGTATGTACGAATGACACGCCGCGCTATCATACATGACCGCCGCTTCTGGTGGCTCTTTGAAGACGGACGTATGAAGCCTATCTACGTTAATGAGAAGATAAAGTCTCACTTGTCGCAGATAAAATCTACGTTGGCGCGACCTGAGGCAGACGTTTCTAAACGCCGCAACAACCCGCCCAGACCCCCCGGAACCCGTCCAATGCTACCGGTGGCCAACCGCAACATCGGCGACATGACATTGACCGAGTTAGCGCAAGAATACGGCTGGGGTTCTGTAGCTCGGTTTACGCAGGCTCTCCGTGAGCACCGTCCTATCATTTACGAGCAGGCTCGCGCCAACGGTAAAGCACGGGGTAGAGATAACCTGATGACGGCAACCTACGGAGACTCAGAATGATAATCAACGGTAATGCACTGCTGCAAGCCGCACCCCTCACGCCGATGTTGAAGGAGAAGATGCGTGATGGCGGTGTTAGCTACGGGTTAACAGAAGCCGGGTACGACGTACGCATAAAGCAAGCCGTAACCCTTACACCAGAGCATAGGTTTCAGCTGGCGTCTACGGTAGAGAGGTTCAACATGCCCAACACGCTGGTGGCCGTAGTGCATGACAAGTCAACGTGGGCGCGACGCGGGCTGTCTGTGTTTAACACGGTGATTGAACCCGGCTGGCGCGGCTGGCTCACGCTTGAGCTGGTATACCACGGAGACAAAGAACTGGTGATACCAGAAGGTGCGGGCATAGCCCAAGTGCTGTTTTATAAACTGGCGCAGAAAGGCAGCTACGGAGACGGTAAATATCAGAACCAACCCGACCGCCCGGTGGGGGCGCGGTGATGGTTTTGAAAGTAATCGTTCGGTTTAATCGTTCGGGTAATCGTTCGAACGATTGGGCCGAACGATCACTCCGAACGATTACTCTGCGACCAATGCAGAATCGCTCGATCGTCGGAGGAGAGGGACTGTCGTCCTCTCTCCGTAGCCGATCAGCAGGTTCTCCAAACGATTGACAAATTGTTGTTAGGGTCACTTAACTTACGGATGGTTTGGGCTGTGGTTCTGGGTAATCGTTCGGGGTAATCGTTCGGGACTTTTTTGGTGGGTGTGTAAACGCTTGTTTTTGTAGGGTGGTTAATCGTTCGTTCGGTGATGGTTCTATATAGACGAACGACCGATCACTTTGGGGCTTGGCTTTTGGGGTAATGGAAGGCTATAATGGATAACATGAGTACAGACAAAACAAAAGGCAAAAGCAAAACGCCGCTACGGTACGACCGCGCAGCGGTGTCCGCTCATGTCTGCTCGGAACTGAAGTGCGGACGCTCTCTTGAGTCGATCTGTAAAGACGACGGCATGCCGCATGTTGCTACTTTTCTGGACTGGGTGAAAGCAGACCCCGCTGGCGTGGGTAAGGACTACGCGCATGCGCGCGAGATTGGTTACGCCCTGCTGGCTGATGAGATCATCGCCATCAGCGACAAGACGCATGAGTGGGTAACCATTCAGGAGCTTGACCCGGACGGTCGCCCCGTGTTCAACCCGGACGGTAGCCCGCTGCTCAAGCAAGTGCTCATGCCGCTCAACAGCGACGTGATTGCGCACAAGCGTGTTCAGATTGATACCCGTAAGTGGATGCTCAGCAAGATGCTGCCCAAGGTCTACGGCGACAAGGTGACGCAGGAGCACACCGGCGCTGATGGTGGGCCGATCGCAATCGCTGCGGTCGACCTGAAGAACCTGAGCGATGAAGAGCTTGAAAACATGCATCGGCTGATGAGGAAAGCGACAACGACAACGAATAATTAGGAGTAGTGCGATGAACTTGAAACGACTGTTCAACCCGTGGGGTGAGATAAAGCAGCTTAACCGGGAACTCAATCAGGCATTGCTTGAAAAGGAGGCTCTTGAGCGCCGCATCAACAAACTGACAGACCGGGACGCTAGTGGTCGGTTCAAGAAGTGAAGCTGCCACGCATCAGTCTTTATAACCCGTGGCGGCGTATACGCGAGTTAGAGCATGAGGTAGAGAACTTGAAGCGAGACCGCAACAACTGGCAGCACCAAGCCTTGCTCATAGCCGACCGTTATGACAAGATCCGCGAGACGGCTGCTCAGCTGCGGGAAACCCTTACGTTGTACCGCAACCTATGAACGCACCTGTCAACCCCCAAGCCATGCTTGAGATGATCGAGCGGGAGCGTGAGCGCCGTGCGGCGTCCGGCTCGCTGTATGAGTTTGTCAAGCAAGCGTGGCCGGTGGTTGAGCCGGGTATCAAGTTTGCGTCCAGTTGGCACATTGAAACGATCTGCGAGCATCTTGAGGCAGTGACCGCCGGTGAGATCCGCAAGCTGCTCATCAACATTCCCCCGCGCCATTCCAAGTCGACGATCGTCAGCGTGATGTGGCCGATGTGGGAGTGGTTGGTTGAGCCAAGCCACAAGTACCTGTGCGCATCATACTCAAGCAACCTTTCCATTCGTGATAACCTGAAGTCCCGGCGGCTCGTGCAGTCGCCGTGGTATCAGGAGCGGTGGGGGCACATGTTCAAGTTGTCTGGCGACCAGAACGCTAAGCAGCGGTTTGAGAACAGCCAGACCGGCTATCGCCTTGCTACCAGCGTGGGCGGTACCGCAACGGGGGAAGGCGGCTCGCGCCTCGTGCTGGATGACCCGCACAGCGCGCAGGAGGCGCAGTCTGACGTTATCCGTGAGTCGGCTCTTGAGTGGTTTGACGTCGTATGGTCGACCCGGTTGAACGACCCGAAGAAAGACGCGATGGTGACGATCATGCAGCGTCTGCACGACAAGGACATCAGCGGTCACATCCTGCAAGACATTGGCGGCTGGGAGCATCTCTGCATCCCGGCTGAGTGGGACGGGGCGACCCGCACCACATCGCTGGGCAAGTACGACCCGCGCACAACCAAGGGTGAACTCATCTGCCCGGAGCGGTTTGGGCAGAAGGAGATTGACGAACTTAAGCAGCTGCTGGGCAGTTACGGCTCGTCCGGTCAGTTGCAGCAAGACCCGACTCCGACCGAAGGCGGTATCCTGAAGACGAAGTACTTTGAACTCTGGCCAGCCGACAAGGCGTTGCCGCAGTTTGAGTACATCCTTCAGTCCTACGACTGTGCCTTCACGGAGAAGACCAGCGGCGACCCGACAGCCTGCACGGTGTGGGCTGTGTTCACGCACAACAGCGAGCGCAACGTCATGCTGATTGACGCGTGGGACGAGCACCTGAGCTACCCAGACCTGCGTAACCGGGCGATTAAGGATTGGGGCACGGAGTACGGAGGCACCACCGTTAAGGACGGTTTACGCCGTGCACGTCGGCCTGACCGAGTGCTCGTAGAAGCCAAAGCGAGTGGGCAATCGTTGCTACAAGATTTGCGCTTGGCGAAAGTACCCGCAGTGGGCTATAATCCAGGCATGGCCGACAAAGTGAGCCGTGCGCACCAAGCCGCACCAACACTGGAACTCGGTCTGTTGTGGGTACCAGAGAGCGGTAAGAACCGAGGACACGCAGTGAGTTGGGCTTCTGGCTTCCTTAAGCAGCTGGCCAAGTTCCCTGTAGCGGAGCATGATGACTATGTTGACACGTTCACTCAGGCAATCATCTTCCTGAAGAACGATGGATGGTTTGAACTGCCTCAGGCACGTGACCATGATGAGCCGCGCCAGTACAAGAAGGAAAGGATAAACCCGTATGCCATCTAAGCCAAAGAAGCCAGTGTGGGACAAAGCACGGCCAAAGGGTCTCGGTGAGAGCAAGCCCCTCAGCGAGAAGAAGCTGGCTAGCGCCAAGGCTACAGCTAAGGCAGCGGGACGTCCCTACCCCAATCTGGTGGACAACATGCGTGCGGCAAGGAAGAAGAAATGAGCCAGCGGGTGGACAAGGACAGCTTGCCGCTAGACAAGCCGCGCCGTACACCGGGACACCCAACCAAGTCTCACATTGTGAAGACGCGGGTG